AAATGTAACTCAAAGAAAAATAAACGGCTTTATGATTAACGATTACACAAAGGCAAAAGAAACTGTTATAGATGAAATGAAACCATTTATGATTTCATACACACAACAGGAAGCAGGTTTTGAAACAACTATTGAAGAAAAAGTTCTTTTGATAGAGGCTCCTGAGGCCATACACCACATGTGTAACAAGCTTAAAAGAGACTTAGTAGTAGAGGGAAGAGAAGATGTTATATTAGCTGATACAAGCGTAAAGCTGATGCAGAAACTTCATCAAATGTATAGTGGCACTGTTAAGTTTGAAAGCGGAGCTTCAATGGTGTTGGACACATTCAAAGCCGAGTTTATAAAAGATTATTTTAAAAATAAAAAAATAGCTATATTTTACAAATTCAAAGAAGAATATAACGCATTAAAGAAGGTGTTTGGAGATTCAATTTGTAACACTCTTGAGGATTTTAGCAACACCAACAAAAACATTGCACTTCAAATAGTGAGTGGGCGAGAAGGAATATCTTTAAAAGAAGCTGACTTTTTAGTTTATTATAATATAGACTTTAGCGCTACAAGTTATTGGCAATCAAGAGACAGAATGACTACTAAAGATAGATTAAAAAACAATGTATATTGGGTGTTTACAAACAAAGGTATTGAGCCAGATATATATAAGTCAGTAAAGAAAAAGAAAGACTATACTTTAAAACATTTTAAACGAGATTTATTAACTTTAAATTAAAAATAATGAAAGATCAAGAAAAAGAAACTGTTAAGTGCGAAATGTTTTATACTTATGACAATCACGTTGGTGAAGCAAGATGGTGTATAAATTGTGGCAAGCCTGAATCAGAACATTAACTTGAATGAGATTTATAAAATTTTTATTAATTTGGATTAGCCAGAATTTAGCTATACCCTTTTGGGTAGTTGGTCATATTCATTTGTCTGTTCATAATTTTCATGATGTAATTGAAATTTTATCATCAATAGGAATGAATTTCATAGTAGCAATCGGATTTATATTAGATTACAAAAATGACAGAGCAGCAGATACAAGCAAAAAGAATTAAAGAGTTAGAGGCTGAAGGTTATTATGTAATCAAGCTAATAAAAACAAACAAGAACGGTATACCAGATATAGTAGCTATACCGCCAAATTGTAAAGTAATTTTTTCAGAGATTAAAAAGCCAAATGGCAGGGTGTCTGCCATACAAAAATACAGAATTAAAGAACTAAATAAACATGGAGTCAAAACAGAAATATATAGAGGATGATTTTGAATTAGATGAATACTTTATAAAGCAGATACATAATTTTAAAAACGGATCTTCAGTAAGGATAGCCGCCAAAATAGATCAAATGGCCGGATTAAAATCTACAAATGGAAGAATGAAAAACATAGCAGGTCATATCAATGATCATTTTGACAATCCTGTTTTCTTTGTTGTAGATTATTTTAGAGAAGAAAATGACACCCCTCTTGTTCTTATAGATATAAGAGAAATTTCAGTAGATAAATATTTGGATTTTATAAACTTAAAAAAATATATAAAATGAAAGTTAGAACCAACAAGAAGTTAAAATCTGAAGACATGTTGATTATGAAAGCTGTAGAAACAGCAACAGGAATTGAGGATTTTTATATAAGCAAAACCAGGCGAAGAGAATATGTTGATGCTAGAAGAATTGCTTATAAAATATTTAGGGTTGTAAAAGGTTATTCATATGCAAGAATTGGTTCTATGTTTAATAAAGACCATGCGACTGTTCTTTTTGGAGTCAACACCACAAATAGTTTGATGGATGTATATCATCATTTTAAATAAAATTTTTTAGAGTCATTAGCTGCAGTTGGAGGTATTGATGGTAGAAAAGCCAGGATTCGTGAAAAAATCAATGAATTAAAACAAGAGTTATTAACATTAGAAAAACAAGAAGATTATGTATAATTATAACGATATTGATAAAATATTAGATTTTAAAAGTTGGAACAAAAAGAAAAAAATAGATGAACTATTAAGAATAGATTGCACTATGTATACTAATTTGGGCTTAGAAAGTTTAAAAAAAGAACGAGAAGAGACAAAAAGACGCTCAAAAACAATTTATCGTGCAATATCCAAACTTGATACTACGATAGGAAAAAGCTTATTATATCACATGGATAGTTAATAACAATTTATTGTTTTCTTATTTATTTTTTTTTAAATTTAGGAAACAATGAATAAATGACTATCCAAAAAAACAATCACAATTCTATAAATTTCATCAATCTCTTGATGAGTAGAATTAATTCATTGACTGATGATGTTTATGAATCCTTGATGGACGAGGACTATGATTCGCTCAAGACTACTATTAAAGAGCTTAATCTTGTTTTAAAGGATACACAAAAACTAGCAGACGATGACCTATAGACCTCGATTAAACGAAGAGGAATATGCTTTAATTACTAAACACCGAGCTCTTCAACAAGAATGTGAGCACTCGGGCATACCATTAAATGATGTTAATCATTATTGGTATAAAGGAAAGCACTTCTCATTACACGTAAAAAACAAGGGAGTTTCTCCCGAAGAATTAAGAGACGATATTATTAAGGCAATGAATAATCATTCGCCTACATATCATAAAATTAAAAGAAAAAAACAACCCAAAGGACATTTATTAGTTATTGATCCGGCTGACATTCATATGGGTAAACTTTGCTCATCATTTGAAACTGGAGAAGAATACAATTCACAGATAGCAGTTCAAAGAGTTAAAGAAGGAGTAGAAGGAATATTAAATAAAGCACATGGTTTTAACATTGATAGAATACTTTTTGTTGGCGGTAATGACATATTACATATTGACACTCCCAAGAGAATGACCACTTCTGGAACACCACAAGACACAGATGGCATGTGGTATGAAAACTTTATGATAGCTAAAAAGCTGTATGTAGATATATTGGAAATGCTGATTAGTGTTGCTGATGTGCATTTTGTGTATAATCCAAGCAACCATGATTATATGTCAGGATTTATGTTGTCTGATTCAATTCAATCTTGGTTTAGAAAATGCAAAAACATAACCTTTGATTGTTCTATTGCGCACAGAAAAGGATTTAAATATGGTAGTAACCTTATTGGAACAACACATGGTGACGGAGCTAAGATACCTGACTTACCACTTATAATGGCTAACGAGTTCGCTCAAGAGTGGGCTGAAACCAAACACAGGTATGTGTACACTCATCACGTGCATCATAAAACAAGTAAAGACTTTCACGGCATAACCGTAGAAAGCTTACGATCTCCAAGCGGAACAGACTCCTGGCATCATCGTAATGGTTATGGTATTGGCGGAGTTAAAGCCATTGAAGGCTTTATTCATTCAAAACAACACGGGCAAGTTGCTCGATTAACACATATATTTTAATTATGAAAAAAATAAATTGGTTGACCGTATTGGTATGGTCTATGATGCTGACAATGTCAGCAGGAGTTTTTTATGGAATGACATTGATTGTAAGAGCATTGTAATGAACGCAGAAGAAAGAAAAAATCGACCTGTATTCACAGGAGTTATTAAGTATTTTCCAGATGCACTAATGGAAGTATCAAGAGTAAGTTTAGCTGGAAACGAACAACACCACCCGGGCAAACCTCTTCATTGGGACAGAAACAAGTCTAATGACGACTATGACGCTCTAGCAAGACATCTAATAGACGCGGGCACCGTTGATGATGATGGGATTCGGCACACTGCAAAAGTCGCGTGGCGTGCCTTAGCGTGCCTTCAGAAAGAAATAGAAAATGAAAGATCACATTAGAAAACAAATACTTGAAGAAAAACTAAAGACCAGGCCTAACTTTACATTAATCAGAAAGCTTCAACAACTTTTGGATAAACAAAAAAATTAAAGCTTACCTTTTCCTAGTTTATTAGACTTAATTATTTTAGACTTTTTACTCTTTCCAACATCCTCTAAAGTTTTTCTTGTGTCTTTCTCCTCTTCAAATCTCTCAGGTTTAGCTTCCTTCATTTTTTTGATGTCTCTTAATGCTCGTTCAGACATATATCCAACTTCAGAAAAAGGAATAGCGCCGACTAAATGTAACGCATAAATAATAGCAGTATTCCCCACTTTTTCTTGTGCACTTTTGCTAAGCTTTGTGGTTGATCCATAATAGTTCTTAAACTCTCCTGTTTGAGATATTTTTATCATTTCTACTAATTGCTTTGCTTTTGTTGCTCCAATACCTAAAACACCTAATTGCTCTAACATTCCTTTATCGGTTTTTGCAAAAAACTTAAATGCATCTCCGTCTTTTTCTCCGTCTTGAAATAATCCCAATAAAGAATTAGCTGAGTTTAAAACTTGATCATTGGTGACAGGCAGTGGATTTATTACATCATTTAATACGTTTCCAAGCCTACCTCTAACTTGATTTCTAATTCTCTTGTCGCCCTCTTCTCTATCTTTCATGTCTTTTTCCCATTGAGGTCTTTTATCATCCTCATCTTCACCTACAATAGATTTAGTGAGATTAGCAAGCATAGACGATATTCCAAGGCCTAACGCATTAAATGCAGCAGTCTCAATTCCCAGTCCTGCCAAAGATTTAGCTGCTCTTTTTTTATCACCTGGCAGAGCTGTTGGGTTATTTATTAATGTGTTAATATCTGCATACATTCTTGTCTTTTGATTTAGCAAAAAGTTTGCAAAAGGAAATGCTGTCTTTCTTATAAACTGAGTTGTAAGATTTTGGCTTGTGAATAAGCCACCCTGAAGGTTTTGATCAGAAGTATTTTGTTGCCTGTCTACTTGCTGTTGAGCAAAGTTTAATGACTCTTGATTTAATGGCTTAGTCCAATCTATTTCATTAGAAGGCACTCCTTTTTTTCCTTCTGCCTCAATATAGTATGCTATAAAAGAAGCTCTTGCTGTTCCAACATCAGGCTTTACAAGAGTAGCGTCTAAAACTTTTTTGTTAGCTGAGTCTAGTGCTTTTACAATTTTACCACCAACACTGCGAGTGGTGTTGTCAATTTTACTGTCTACAGATTCTATATCTGATTGAGACTGAACACCTCTATTTGAAATCGGCATTCCTGAATTGTTAATGGCTTCATTTACTTCCTTTTGTGTAACTAGTTGAACTCCTTTTAAAGTGTTTACAATACCAGTGTTTACTGCTGTATTGAAAATAGGAACCATTTGCTTGAATGGTTGAGTTAAACCACCTAACGCTTTAACAACGCCAAATGTAGCTAATTTATCCATAGCTCTTACAAGTTTCGTGTTCTCTTTTTGCTCTTTTTCAAATTGAGATACACCTCTAATACTTGCTACATAATTATTTATTCTGTCTTGAATAACCTCTCTTGAATTTTCGTTTTGAAGAACATCGTTGTACGCGTCCGAGTCTCTAGCACCTTGTATCTGTTGTATTGATGGAGCCGTGTAAACATCAGTCATTGCTGCCTTATAGTTTGTCAGATTTTGTCTATCAAACCCTAAATTAAGAACCCTACCCTTAGGTAGTGTTTTAGGTTTAGTAGTTGGCTTAATTACTCCTGTTTCTTTATCATAAACACCTCTTTGCTGCATGTCAGGGTTAAATGCAGGCTCTGTAATGTCTATAGGCTTATCTTCAGCTTGAAGCTTTTGAACACTTCTAGGTGTATAGTTTATGTCTTTACCTAAGTTTCTGTTATACACATTCAAAGATGTGTCTGCTAATGCCTCATACTCATTAGCCCAAACTTCAGTAATATAATTTACACCTTCAAGGTTTGCGGGATCAACTTTGCTTTCTACATCGTTTATAGTTTCAGCGTCAGCTAATATCTTATCATATACCTCTTTTATCACCTCACCCTTTTTTTGATTTGCAGAGTCTTTACTATTAAGTAATCTTTCGTATGTTTCCTTTATTAAACTTTTACTTGTCTCAAACTCAGCTTGTTGCTCTGCTTCAGTACCAGGGGCAACCCTTCTAACCTCAGCTAAAACACCTCTTTCGATATCGTTCTTTTCATCAAAGTATTTCCCTTCACGCATTTTCTTTTTGTCAAAAGCTTTTGCGTAATCTTTTTCAACCACAGATGCTTGTTTATTGGCTTTATTAGATCCGTTTACAAGGTCTGTAAAACCCATTTCTTTCATCACCTTGTTTGCTTTTGCCTGTGATTTAAACATAAGATCAAAAACATTTGGAAGAGTAGCTATGTATTTGTTCCAAGTTCTTCCGAGCCATGTGCTTTTTTCTATAGATTTTATGCCGTCTTTTTTTAAGGTCTGCATTCCCTTATTTCCCCTGTATTGACTGAGCATAGACTGCATACCCCCTGTAGACTGATTCATTTCAAAGTTTACAATTGCATCTAATATGGCCATTTTTTGAGAAGTATTAAATACGCTCAAGTCCATGTTTAAGAAGTCTCTTATTAAAGATTTCTTTTCGCCATCTAACTGCAGGTCTCCACTCTCAATACTTCCTTTAATATTAATCTTGGTATTGTTAAAAGCATTGTTTACAGCTTTGTCAATTACATCTGCGTTTTCTTTTTCAAAGTCCGCCTTTTTTTCAGGAGTTGTTTCGTAAGTATTTAAAACCTCTTTTATTTGTTCTAGCGTAAGATCACCAGGCTCTGTTCCTGTGAGGTCTTGAAACGACTCTTTTGCAAGCTGAAAGTTCTTCTTAGCTTCGTTCTCTATTTCAGTTTTACTATACTGATCAATTTTTGCAACATCAAAAGGTTTGGTTACTTTGAGCCCTCCTTTAGTTTTCTTTGTTTTTTGTAAACCATCTTTTACGGATTGTGCATTTTCAAGATATGAATCAATATCAGTTACATTAGATGGGTTTACTTTTGCAAACTGCAATGCTGCATCAGACAATGTTGCTTCTTTACCTTTAGCACTTTTCTTTATAGCTTTTTGAATAGCTTTTGCTTTTTTTACTTTCGCCTCATACTCAGCGTTGTTCGCTGCCTTTTCCACATAGTCTATAACCTCTTGTACTTTTTTAGCGTTATTTAGGTTAACTGTAGAAACCTGCTTTATAAGTTGCTTAGCCTTATTCAGACTAATATTGCCCATCTTTCTAACATTCTTTATAGACTCATACAGAGCTTTTCTTCTAGTTGTTTGGTCTTTCTTTGCATCACGAGCAGCTTTTGCCTCGAGCTTTATTTGATCTTTTAGAGCTGCGGACTCATCAACTGTTACAAATTTTTTATCCTTCTTTTTCTTTGCGTCTATTTGTCTTTTGGTTGGAGATGGAATCTCTAATCCAAGCTTCTTGTTTAAATCCTGAACAACAGCTTCTCTTTCGCTATCATTCATTTGCTCATTAAACACCTGCGATCCCTCTAAATAACTTAAAGCGTTTTTTTGCTCCGCTACTCTATTATCTTTATCTCCCCTTCGCTTGCCTCGTCCTTGAGTCTTTTCGATGATTCCATCCACGATAGAGTTCACCCTATCTGTGTTCACACTCATCACCTCTTCCTGCTCTATTTCAGGGGAAGGTTGTTCTGTCTCAGTAATTGAGTCTATTTCCGTTTGCGCTTCTTGCTCAGGAGTGAGCCGTACTTCGCTTTCCACTTCTGATGTAGTTTCGGATTGTTGATCATTAGATATATCTCCTGTTTCTTGCTCTTGAATGGCATCTTGTTCTGTTTTAGATTCTACATTATTTTCTTTATCAATGATTGCCTGAGCTTCAGTAACATCCCTCTGCTTAAGCGATTTAATTTGCTCATCAACATCTGTAATTCTTTTATCAACATCTTCCTTTAGAGGGCCTTCCAAGCCTTCTTTTTGTTGTGTTAGCTTTTCTCTTTGTGTTAAAAGATCTGCTGCCTCTTCTACGTTTTTAGACATTAATATAGTTCCCTTTGTTTTGAGCTCACCCGCTTGCATATTATATATTTCATTGTATGCGTTATAAGCTTGGTCTTTTGTAAGCTCTTTATTTACAACCAACTCATTAAGAGTTCCTTGAAGATTATCTATATCTTTTCCTATAACTCTAACAAAGTCAGCTCTTCTATTTCCGCTAAGTAATTTTCTACCACCGAGAGTGGAAGTTGCTCCAATAGTTAGAACAGCTGTCTCCAGTATATCTGCCTTAGTTACACTTTGATTTAATACCTCTCGACCTATACTTTGATTTACTAGATAGTTAATACCCTTTTCACTTAACAAAACAGGTAATTCTTCTATACCTAATTCCTTTGCGTTTTCCTTAACTAGCTCAAATCCTTTTTTCTTTAATTGTTTGGCTGTAAACTTTTTACCTTTTGTAGTGGCGAGGTTTATGATTTCTTGTTTTACACCTTGCAGTCCTGTCAAAAGTTTTGTGTTTGATCCTGCTAATCCTGAAAATATACCATCTAAAGATGCAATCGCATTCCCTGCGTTAATAGCTATCTCTGTGGCTTCATCCTCAGGCATACCTGAAGCAACTAATTGACTTCTAACATCTTCTACGCTACCCGTAAGGCTGCTTGCATATGAGGCTATACCCATACCAAAAGCTCCTGCTTTAGGGCCTTTTAAACCTAGTGCTTTCGTTGTCTTTCCACCAGATCTAATTAATGCGATAAGGTTTGCTATTGTCTGAGTTCCTCCTTGTAGCACAGATCCTGCTGTCCAATTTGTAACCTCTTCTGTTACGTCTTTTGACCTTACTATTATGTCAGATACCTCCTTTGGATTTAGTATGTCATTAACAAGTAAATTTGTTTTTCCATCAAACACTTGTCCGTTTTTATTTACAAAATACTCATCTCCTTTGTATAACACAGGCTTACCTTGAATAAAAGTTCTTCTGCTTGCGGGTGCCATTCCGCCTATATCCATATGATCAGCAGAATCTGACAACATTTCGGATAAGCCTTTTAATACCCCTTTTTTATCATATCCTAAATTAAACAATCTTTGATCAAAAAACTCTGGAACTGATGCTAAAATATCCATAGCAAAATTAGATATAGTGCTACCAACAGTTTTCCCTATGATCTTTAAGCCAACGCTCGCTTCTTCGCCACCTCCCTTTCTAGCTGCATTAAAAAGTTCTCTTCTTGCTTCTAAATCTCTATCTACTTCATATTTTTTATACTCAGGGAATAAATCTGCCACACCCTGCATTTCAATAGCTGTATTCAAAAAAGACTCTTCTAGTCCTTTTCTTTGAGACTTTAATTCTTTTATTTCGTTTGGATCTGTAACAAAAGATAACGAAGAATCGATTTTTGATAAATCTGCTGTAATATCGTTTAAAAGAGAAGCTTTATAACCTTGTACTCTTTCGTATTGTTGCTTTTGGCTTTCATACTCATTACTATCATCACTTGAAATAAGTGTTTTAAAAAATTTATATCCTGCAGAATCTTTTCTTGTGTTATTTTTTTTCCACTTTAAGTAGTCTTCTTTGTTTACATTTGCTCCTTGTAATATAGTGTCGTCAATTCCTCCCTCGTTCTGTTTTTCATCTTCTGTGAGCTGCGTTTTAGCTCGCTTTGAATTGGTATAACCAAAGCCTGTTTTTTCAAGTAATGACACATTACCCGCTCTATCAGATTTTTCGTAAAACTCAATTGCTTCAACTACTTCCTCTGGGAGCTCTGATGCTTTTTTAAAAACATTCTTTCCGTTTTCATCTTTAACTACATATGACTTTTCTTTATTAGCATACATTTCTTGTTGCCAAGGTGGAAGATCTGCAAGCAGATCTAGATCCTCTGCTATATTCATAATATTATTAGCTTGATTAGCCTCAATATATCCAACTGAGTTTAAAAGCTCTAAGTTTTTGTTTCCTACAAGTAATTGATTTTGAACTTCTTCTGAGTTTGGATCAAAAGTATCCTCCTCTTCTACAAGAACATTTTCTTCAGGTTGGTTTTCTGATAGTGTGAGTGTTCCGTCATTTACTAAATTGTAAAAGTCGTTTCCATACTTTTCCAACAACTCCTCTTGTTTGTAAGTATTTCCAACAGGAGTAGTAAATAAAGAGTTTTTATTTGCTATTATTGGATTTAAAGAATCCGAAGAGCCAGGTTGTTCTTCCGTTTCGGTAGTAGATTCCGTAACTTCCACTTCCAAATCTGAATCTGAGGTCTCGTTTGAATTTTTTTTTTCATCCGAGCTAACCAAAACTAAAGTTCCGTCAGCAACCAAAGAGTCAAACTGATCGCCATATTTAGCTCTCAATTCATCTTCAGAATATGTATTTCCCGCAGGAGTTTTGTACTTATTCATATTATTGATTCATTTTATTGAGAAATGCCTGAACCCCTCCCTGAAGTATCGAATCACCATTGTCACTTGCGTTTCCAATATTCGAGATTGTTTCTTTTACTGTAATCCCCTCTGCGTCTATGGCGCTTATTATCAAATTGTTACCACTTGATTTAACTGAAAATCCTTTTGGTAATGACAGTCCAAGTGCATCATAAGCGCTTCCTACTGCAGCTTCTACACCACCCACTAAAACTGACATGTCTTGACCACTATAAGAGGCAGTATCAGCCTTATCAAAAGCATTTGTTAATTGGCTGCTTAAACTTGTTTTACTTCCACCAAGATTATATTCACCTGCAAGGGTTATGTTTTTAGTTTGCTTGTATGTTTTTGTTCTAGATCCTTTACCTGGTTGAGATACGTCTTCAAATATAGCGCTTCCTCGTTTTTTGAACTCGTCAAACCCTATATCTGCAGATACCCCGTCTTTGTTGAAGTATTCGTAGTTTGATTTTACAAAATCTTCACCGCTAGTTTGCTTAAATACATCTCTTCCTTTCTCGTCTTTAACCACCTCACCAAACTCCACAGGTATGATTTGACCTCCTAGATTAAGATTTATAGCGGTAACTATTTCTTTTTCTGTAAACCCTCCTTTTCCATCAGGAACAGAAACGGTTTTTGTTGTTTCACTAATGTCCGAATAACTTAAGCCAGATATTCCTTGAAGTTCTTGAATTGCCAATTCCATATCCTGCGTTGTTTTTGCTCCCCTAAGGTTGTTAAGTGCAGCAATTGTTCTAGTTCCTTTATCAATATCACTTTTACTACCACCCCTTTTTTGAGGTGTATTTTGATCGAACTGACTATCTCTATCACCCTTTTGAATTTTCTTTTGTAAAGAATCAACATATCCTTTTCTAGCAAATGCGTGTGATGCTTCAATTTGTTCATCACTCATTTCTGTAACCATTTTGTTGTTATTGGCTACGGTTTGCTTAGTGTATTTTTTTACTGTATATTCTTTTTCTTTAAAATTTTCATCTATCCCAATTATTGTAATTGTTTCATTACTTACATCTTTACCGCTATTGTCATATAACTTATCACCATCCCATTCGTTAAATGGAATAACCTGACCTCCTATGCCATTGTCTACAAATAAACTGGCAGTAGCATCTATAGTTCCGTATTTTGAAGCGACTTCTGTTTCGATAAATTGCCCCATCCCTGGCCTCTGTCTTAAATCATCAACAATATTTCCACTCATGTTTTCTATTCTCATCATTTCTTGATAAGAAGCGGCCCCTGGCCCTTGAGAAAATTCTTGAATATCTTTAGTTAAATAAACTCTTTGAGCTCTAGTATTGTTATCATGCTTTAAAGCCAAAACACTTGTGGTGTTTTCTCCTTCGGCAAGCACCGGGTTTCCTTCATCGTCTAACACTGGCTCATAAGTACGAGTTTTGGGATTAATTTTCATTTTATAAAAACTAACAGTACCCATCCCCTTATCGTCTATTCCAAAATCCACTCCAGACAATGTTCCAATTTGAGTAACTAACTTTTGGTTTGCAGCTTCTACTCCGCCAGATATAGGTGGTACAAATGTTTGTGTCCCATCTTCGTTATCTTTATAATAACCCTTTGCTCGTTTTTTAGTCAGCTCTAATTCTTCTCCAAATTTATTTGTAAAATCTATAAAGGTTTCAAATGTTTGTTGACCGTTTTGTTCAAAAATTAAATTGTCATCAGGATTTAATGATCCTATTCTAACTAATTTTTCTTGAGTTAACCTTTGGTTCTTGTAAGTTTCAAGAGCTTCTAATATTTTTGAGTTAGCTGTTTCATTGTCGCCAAGTTTGCCTTTGGCTGCCTCTTCTGCTTCTCTTATTTCTTTTTGAGTGTTTTGCTTAAGAGTAAGTCTTTCTAGGTCTATATTTTTTTTCCAATCCTGAACACCCTTAATTCCTGCATCTATAGCTGCAAACTTAGCCTCTAATTGGTTTCCTCCAATTAAATCTTTTGCTAATGCTGCTTTCGATGCTTCTAATGCATTACCCATTTCGTTTATTGTTTTTGATTAAAAATACCACCGGCATTAAATAATTGTGAAAAATAATCTCCAAACTCAGTGCCGCTTGCTGCACCACTACTTATTTTTTGCTCTGGAGTCATAAATTGAGAAAAATCTACCCCCAAAATATTAAATTTATTAATTCCATCTTGAAGATTAGCCTGAGCTTGAGTGCTTGTGTCGCTGGGGTTAGTACTTGTCCCTGCATTTGTAGAGGCATTTTTAATGTTAGCTATTCCCGCAACAGCGTCTTTTGCTCCACCTAAGAAATTTCCAATGCCTGATAAAACTTTTCCAGCTCCAGTTTGTCCTCCAAACCCTTCCGTTCCAAAACCTTCTAGTGTTCCGGCTCTTTTAATAGCGTTAAAATCACCAGCTTTAAAATCACCATAACCTTCTAGTCCTTCAATTTGTCCTAAAGCTTCTGATTTAGATATTCCTTGTTTTTCTGCCAAAGCATCTACTGCTTTTCCTTCTGCACCTCCAAAAGCTCCTATTGCTGACGTTAATCCTGCAACACCTGCATTTATAAATGAACCAGTGGCAGATGCTTGTAGTGCATCTGCCTCTGCTCTCTTGGCTTTAGCCTCCAAGCCTGCTGATGCTGCTCTATCGTCTTGTAATGCAGCAATACGAGCCGCATCCGTTTCTGACGCTTTAGCTCTTTGCATGTCAATGTTAAGCTTTTGCATTGCCATTTTATCGGCAATTTGACCAGTTCCTATATCTTGTACTTGTTTTACTTTACCTGCAGTTGCAGCAACACCTCTTTGGTCTCCTTCTTGAGCCGCCTCAAGTAATTGAGAGCCCTGTACGTTTGATAGTTGAAGTTGTTTGTCGTAAATATCAGTTGTAGCTCTAATTGCATCATAAAAGTTTTGCTCTAATCTAGCTACTGACTCTTGCTCAAGTTGTTCTTGTTCAAGCTCTAATCTTCCTGCGGCTCTTGCCGCATCTTTGCCTGCATCAGCTGCTAAAAAACCTTTTGCTGCTTGACCTCCTACGGCTATTACTGCGCTTGTTACTGCTGCCATATTATAATTTTTTAATCATTTCTGCGTTATATGTATCTCCTTTTATATATCCATTTTTTTCATAAACTTCAATTAAAGAATTTGACTTTAATAACGCGTAGCTATATTTGCAATTACTTAATTTTAAAGTATGAGTTAAAACTTGTACTAAAAAACTCAAAGCTTCTTTTCTTTTCTTTCTGTCTTTATACTCAAAATTAGAAACAATCCAATCGCACCACCCTACTTTTGAGTTAGTCACATATATATACCCTGCGCAAACAGGAATTTCTTTATCATAAACTATAAAACCTCCTTTTCCATTGTTTGGTAAAAAGTCTTTTAATGGAGCTGTCCATTTCCAGTCTTTCCACCATTTTGTCAAAATGGTTTGATAGTCATTTTCATTTAATTCTCTTATAGTAAATTTCATTTACGCAAAGATACAAAAAACTAAGGATTACTTTTAAACACTTCGGAATCAACTGTAAAAAGCTCTACAGCAGTCTTGCTATCATTTGTTATTTTAAACTCCAAATAATACCCTGTTGCCCCATAAGATTCGGCAACAGGATCTTTTAATACCAATATATAGGCATTAGAAGGCACTACAGAGCCAACTGGCAAAAAGTCTGTAGCATCTACGGAAAGTGTTTTTCGGTCGCTACTAATGGCTGTTATTTCGCCCACAGCAATAGGACTACTATATGTGTTTCCCGCAATTAACAAGCTGTAATTTAATTCATCCCCTATAGATATTAAAGATGATACTCTAAAATCAAATTCTATTGTTATAGTACCAGGGGAAGAACCTGTTGTAGTAACAAAACTACCAATTCCTTGAGTTGATCTTAAAGCTAAATTTTCTGATCCTGATATTCTTTTTATAAAAGCAAAGAAACTTCCTTCTTTTTTTACAAAATCACTAGCAGGCATAAACCCTGCTCCTAAATCTGTTGTGATGTTAATATCCCAATTGTCATCACTTTCAAGCTCTATTGTTTTAAATACTTTTACAGTTGTTGGTTCTTGGTTAAAAACACCCGTTAGTGTAGAATCATAATCTTCTCCATAATATCGGTTTCTAATAGGGTTTGTATTGTGTCTATATAAATTGCCACTTTTAAAAGTATACAAATATTGATTCATTCCCAATATAAAATCAGGAAAGTAGCTATAAAAAGATGGCCATCCCTTTACTGTTTCGCTATATGTTACTGTATAATTCTCTGGCATAATTTTTTTTTTAAGGGCCTACGCAAGTCTGTATGTTACTTACAACGCCATTTGTTACTGTTATTACTTGATTATTATCCATTAAATAATTTTGATCTGTAGCTCTGTTAACTCCATTCTGATCTAAAAACACAAAGTTATTAAGCACTGGGTAAGTATTTGTGCCGTTTCTAAACTGCGCAAAATAATAAGTTTCAGATGTAGTACCACAATTTATGCCGGTCGCGCCTCGTGCCTGTCCAGTAAAAGAAGGTAAAGGAGCCTGACACTCAACTTCTAGATTCCATCCTGTTGTAGCACACGGCCCTAAAACCTGAACTGTTATTAAGCCTGGTAATCTATTTGGTTTTGGCAACACTAAAGTACTATATTCATTTACGCCACCTCCAACAAAATCTCCTGTTTGAATTGTAACTGATTGAGGAGATGGCGTTCCTACTAACCAGCCTGTAGCGTCAAATCCATCATAAAAAATGTAATTAGCTGTATTAGGAGCTGCAGGAACACAAGTATTTGTCGAATTACCCAATATAGTAAAGGAGTTTGCAACTCCGCTTGTTGATTGCCTATTTCCATCTGTAGGGCTCATTAACCTGTTGTAGTATACTCCGTCATATAGCACCCTTATTCCATCTGGAATGCTTGCAGGATTAAAATGAATTAATACCGCGCCTGTGTCGCCAGTGCTAGTTCCTGCACTAAACGCTAACTCATAAAGTCCATTAGTACCCCCTGGCGGGACAATAGTACCCCCGCATGGGATACCACATTCTTCGCATATAACCGTTGGCCCTAGTATGCCAGCCAGTTGTTGACGATAGTTTCCATCACTTTGATAAAATCCGTCAGGTGCTTTAACCAAAAGGTCTTCATCATCATAAACTGCAGAGGCAGTTAAAAAGTCATTTGAATCTATGTATTTGTTTTGTAAGCTCATAATTTAATTTATTCGATTTCAATGGTTGGACAACATTCTGTGTAGTCAAAAGTAAAACTAAAATCAACTCCACTTCCGCCATTATATGCTAAATCAGTAATTACACATGGATTATCTAAATCATTACCTGTCGTTTCATAATTTCTTATTTCTACTGATCCTGCATTGCCATTTCCATTGTTTTGAGTGTTTCTCATCTCTAAAGTGTTTTCACCTCCTAAAATAAAACTAGGATTAAAATGATATGTTACCATTCCAGTCAAAGGACATGTGAAATCAGGAACCGTAACTTGTTTGTTTGTATCTAAATCTCCAATAAATATAGATCCAATTTGTGCGTTTTGATTTAAATCTAAAGCTCCAATAAAATTGTTATTCAAATACACGTCAAAATTATCATCTCTTGCTGAGTTGCTATTACATACTTGCAATACAAATGTTTTATCAGGACATATTGGCGCTGATCCACCGCAATCACAACAAGCATCTGTAGGGCTTGTAGCATTATAACAAAGTTCAATCGGAGTAGGCTCTCTCAAATCCCAAACCAAATACAAATAATCTTCAGCGGGAGTATAGTCAAAATCAGCCTCATACTGCGAGCCATTTAAAACTATTGGTGTTGCCGTGTTTAGTAGTGGCAACAATGTGTTTATTTGAGTTTCATCATAGTTTGTGTTGCTAGCCAAGTATTTGAATTTATCTTTTAATGGATCAAATACATATGTTTGCCCTGGGCTTGAACTAGCCTGCATTTTTATTGTAGCAGCATTAGGAGGCAAAGCTCCAAAAGATGCTTCACCTGTGGTTTCTTCAAACAATGAAACTCCGGTGTCTTGTAAAATTACACTGTTTGTGCTATATGGGCTTAAGTCTGTAGCTAGTTCCCATCGATATCTTACGGTAGTACTCAAAGTAACATCACCATTAAAGTTAACCACTATTTCTTTTACTGTGACTTGATCAGCATCAGGACAAGCAAAAGAAGCTGTGTATGTAGCCGATCCCACAGGGGTTATTACCACAGAAGCCTCAGTTGGGTTGTTTAATGTTTTATCAAAGCTAACAGTGCCTGCTCCAGTTATATTTCCGTTAAACTGTTCTACACTGTTCCAGGTGACAACCACATTTATTTCTCCTGAGGTTACATTAAAATCAAAATTAACAGGCCCAATAATAGTGCTTAAATTTATTATTAAATCTGAAACAGAACTAGAATCATTAACGTCCAGCACATAACCACAGGCTCTCTCAACAGGAGGTTGCGGAATTAATGATGTGTTTGAACTCAACACATACTCATTCATATAAGGATCAAATCCACCTAATTTTTGAGTTTCAAATGAGGTAGTAAATAAATCTCTAAACCAAGAACGCATTCCAACTGTAGATATTAAACTTAATTGATCTGACTTAGCAGAACCTCCTTTTATTTGAATTACTGCACTTCTTTTTGAATCAGTAAAAAAGACATCATACCCCCATGAAGTAAAACTTTCAGGGTTGTTGCTTATCCCGTACTCTTCAAGCCTTGCAAGTTGAGTTCCTAAAACCTCAGGAACTGAGGTAATCGCACCACCAGCTGCTGCATCTGATAATAAATTTTTACCAACTAACAAATAAGAAATTTTATCTTCTTGTAATGTTAAAATATCGGTCTGTCTTGCATGCATTACTCTAATAGGCCCATAAGCTGTCTCTAAAGTTTTAAAGTTAGAAAGAGCTAAATTAAACTGATTTAGTTTATTTAAGTTTGATTCTTGATTAAAAACCCCACTATAGGTTACATCTGAAAATCGGTCTGCTCTTTGATATTGTTCTTCAGATACAGACGTGACTTTTTCTCCTAGTTGTATAAATGGTTTAGTCAATCCTGATAATACAAAGTTTTCTTCTACACCATTACCAAATGTGTAGCAATTAAAAAAGCTTAAATCAATAATTGCAGGTTGAGATGCTGTTTGATTTTGGTCAAAGTCACCTGTTCCTGACATATGATATCCACTTACAACATCAAAAGCTTGTTCGTTTTCATAATACAACTCATCGTTTGCCTCCAAAGGCTCTGTTTCAAAAACAGTTAAGCTAGATGCTCGTTCAAGTGTAAAACTTACATTACAGTAAGATCCTCTTTTATTAGGTGAACCACACTTAGGTGTACCTGCTGACCACCATAAAAATAACTGATTGTTATCAGGTCTTCCGTCTGGACTATTCAGTTGTCTTTGAAATCCGACATAGCTTTGGCCATTTGATGCTCTTACAGAAAAGTCAGCAAAAGCTTTTATGTCATCATATTGATTTACCACATTTATAGTGTCGTCACTACCACTGGTAATTCCATTAGTGAAATCAATTCTGTCACCGACAACCCAAGAGTGTAAATTGTCATAATCTGTAGAGGCAACAAAATTCTTTTTGTAATTGTAATTTCTACTACCACACTTACTACCCCGCTTTCTTCTATTTGCAGTTAATCTAATTTCAATTAAAGATCCTGCGGGAATGTCTACATCTATAAATGGATATGAACCTGGTACACTTGAATCATAGTCAGGATTGTCAAAAGAACAACTAGCTGTAGCAATAGGATAATTATCTCCATCACCACCACTTCTTTCCACAAAGGCATCAGGTGGCTTGTTGGCTGCAAAATTAGAAGGCTTTAGTCTCATGTATGTACCCGTTGGCTGTCCACATTCTCCCGATATGACAGTGCCATCAGCATTTTTCGTACATAAAAAATCTTCCGCCTCGCTACCAAAGCCCAAAACTTTTGTCGATGCACAATTTAATACAGGGCCATTAGTGTCTGATTTAATAAATAAAGTGTCATTATCTTTTACTTTGTCCCTATTGTCTCCATCTAACAAATAATAAGCATCACCCGTTTCTTCTTCTCTAAAAAATATATTACTATAAATTGTTCGATACAATCCCTTAGATTCTTTAATAACAAACTTATATTTAGTTGCCCAATAAGGAGGGTAACTATTCATCGTTACTCTAATGTTGTTTTTGTCTATTGAGTTTTCACATGGAATAAATACCGTGTTGTCAGTATCTACTAAAGCGGTTGATGCTCTTCCGTACTCGTCCATATAAACAACTGCAACTTCATAATCTCTATTACTATGTAAAGATTCCTTTGATGAACTTTGAGAATACAAGCCTGTTGCGCTAACACATTGCAAATATTCATAAGCAACAACAGAAGGAACTACAGGCACAGGGGGCGTTACAGTTTGATCAAATTCTTGAAATTTAAGGGCAGGCAAAGTAAAGCTTATTTCTGTGCTTCCTAAAGAAGCTCCAATAGATATTCCTTGTGGATCGGCAGTTAAGCCAAATCCTACTTTTTCAAATCCACTTTTAGTTACTGCCCCACAAATAAATATATCTGTAAGAGACGTTCCTGCAGTTTCAGTTCCCGGTGGATTTCCTATACATGGATTATCAGGAATAGGAACAAACTCATTTACAGCTGCTATAAATTCAGGACTCGTTGCCATTTCAAACACACTCGAATAATCCTGTTGCAATACAAATAAAAATGTATTTTCAAATAAATTTTCAGGCTCGCTGCCATCTGCATATGAAGGATCTCCTGTAAATCCTGCGCTAATAAAATTAAAATCTACGCCTATTTGAGCGCCCTCTTCCAGTACTATATTATCTCCTCCAAAATCAACAGTAGCAGTAGCGTTTGTAACTAAATTAGATCCATCTACAGTGTATGTAAAATCAGACAAGGTTCCTGTTATTTCATCTGAACTTAATGATTCATTAATTAATTCTAAATCATAATCTAGATAAACTTGCGCACCATTTTCATCAACTACATCATATCCATCTATATAGTTTCCATACATTAGCCTATTGCCCATTATTGTTTGAGCTTGGGCCTGTAATGGAACGTTGTCAAACAATCGTAATAGTTGAGCCTCAGGAAGGGTAGTGTATATTTTTTTATTTGTAAAACTTATAGTTTGTTCCGTATTGTCTAACCAACCCTCATTAACCTTGTTAAATCTTTCTATTACATTAACGCTTTGGCTTGTGCTAAATTTAAAAATAACATCTAAATCTTTAACGTTTCTACCTCCAGTATCAAAAGTTATGTCTACTGTGTTAAAAATATTTCTCATCCCCTCTTGATTATAGTTGCTATAATCAAAATTAAATGGCCCTGGTGTAAAAGCATATCTACTAAATGGTGACATCGCTGAATATTCGCCATCTTCGTACTGCCATCTATAAGCAAAACTTATCAAAATTTCTTCTAAATAGTTTTCCCCTCCTCCAACTTTATATTGTTTTATTTTTGGAGCATTTAATGGAGGAGCCAGGATAACTCCTATGTCTTGTTCTGTTAGCAAATCACCAGCTGCTGTTGGTAACGGATAATTTCTATTAACATTAATTTTTCTTGGGGGATTTAAATTGTCGGTAAAAAACAACAAATCTCCAATTAAATTAACTCCATTAACTATAAATTCTTTATCAAAATTTAATACTGAAGTTGATATTACGTGGTAAAATAAAACAAAAGTTCTTGTGTTGTAGGAAACAATTAAATCTACTTTACCCGTTGAAGAAGTCGTATTGTCTTTATCATGTACAAACCAATAAATAGTTTCATTGCCTCCATCTTCAAAAGCGCCTATACATTTAGCCTCGTCACTAAGAGGTGATCCATTAAACTCAAGTTGAACTAAAAGCTCGTTACCTTTAGAATTTTCAACAGCCCCTATTTCCGTGCCCTCTGTAGATCCAAGGCGAACATTTAATGCATCAATGTATTCACCCTGCGGAACAAGGCGCTCATCGACACCTTTATTCATGCGTCCTTTTATAAAGTTTTTTGAAATCTTAGGCATATTACTTTATCCATTTATTTTGCCCTCTTAGATTCATTAATAATCTTCCAGGGTGTATATTACTTAATCTAATTTTTGCGTTCCTTAGAAGCGCTGATTTTTCCTTTCTAAGCCTATTTACTATGTACTCCTGAATACCTAATTTACTGTTTAATATTGAGTATTTCATAGAAGCATAAATAAATTCTTCAAAAAGCTTGTTCACGCTTACTTGAGAGTCATCTCCTTTTTCCATACCATCGGACACATACTCTAATACACAAAGTTCTCCAGCCATATCAGAACTAAAATTAATAACCCCTCCTTTTCTGTTTATACTAAAAGTAGGATTTTGATTTGCCGTTTCGGTATTCAAACCATATCTAGCTCCCACTGGATATTCAAAATACCAGAGTCCATTAAAAAAATATCCCTCTTGTCCGTTATAAGGGCTTTGCTCATTTAAATAAATAGATTTTTTCCCACCTGTTATTCTTTGCATGTCAATTGTTGATGTAGAAGGTTTTAATATATTTCCTTGATCATCAAATAATATTTTACAAGCATTGTCTTGCAAGTAAGCACCACTCCAATTAGTTTGTATGTTTTCACTTAAGGGAAACAATGTTCCATTTTTATACATTGAAATTCTAACCCAATTTACATAATCAGGCGGCATAACAAATCTTAAAGTATCACATACCTCAAGCTCTAAAATTTTAACTTCTTTTAAAGAATCATAATTAAGTTCTTGAATAGCTCTTTTTGCGTGAAAAAGAACATTATACCTTTCAGCATTATTAATTAATTTATCATTGCCAACATACATTAGCATAAAGTTATTTACAATATCATCTATTGGTAAGAATTGATAAGAACCCCAATTAGCACTTTCGCTATTAAAATCTCCTGTATTTTCGTAATAAGTGTAGTCGTTTATATATGCCATAATTATTGTCCTTCTTGTTTATTAGCTTCCATTTCTTCTGCTTTTCCAAATGCGGCAATTTGCGCGTCTCTAATTGAAACTCCAGCATATTGTAAAATTTTATTAACTAAATTAGTTTCATCTGATAGTGGCAATTCAAAATTTTGATAATCAGCCGCTGTTTCATCAAACGCTGGTTCACCTCCTCCAAACTGAACATAAGTCCAATTAGGTGTTTTGGGGTATCTTATATATTGACAAAGTATTCTTCCGTAATAACCAGGGGTGTTTTTAGTCCCCGGGTTTATATTTTCATATCCAAACTCAAAATTTTTGGGATATATCTGAAGTGTTTTATTATCTTGACTATATGCTGGAAATAATTCTGTGGGAGTTGTTAATGCAGATTGACTCAACATTGTTATTTTAGACTGAGTAACTTTTTCGCATTCATTAACTCCAGCTCGCATACTAAATATATTATAATAATCTCCTACTCTACTAGTCGGAAATATATTAGCGCTTAATTCAATACTATCAATTTGAGTAACATAATTATTAGGAACATTTGTAACATACGCTGTTTCACCGCTTGTTAAATTAACCACCATATCTCCCGGCTGTACTCCTAATCTGTAAAAATCCTTTGTGTCATCAACTAAAATATTTCCAGGTGCAACAGCAGCTGTGTTTATGCTTTGGGCTACTAAATATTTTGTCAGTAATAATACTTTGTTTAATAAATAATAATCTGATCCTGTTGTATCGATTGTTGGAACACTAAAAGTTGTAGTAAATATTAATCCTGAATTAGTACTCTCTGGGGGCAAAGTAGTATAAGAAGGTAATTGCATTGGTTGTAATATTTTTTGTTCTGAAAAAATATTTATTACCTCTTCTAAATTTTTTACAATATCTGCATAATCACTGCCTGACACTCTTGTGTTTTGTTTTACTATCTGTGAATTATATTGATAGAAGTAATCTTCAAAAATGTCTAACTGAGCTTGTTTTGCGTATAAGTTAAAATCATTGGGAGTTATATACCCAAAATTATTCTTATTTGCAATTGAAAGCACAGTAGCTCTAACTGTATTTATAAGTGATGCCATCCTTTGTTTTTCTTTCTACAAAGATAAGAAAAAAAAAGAGGCCCCTTTTTTTTGAGGCCTCTGTGATTAATCTAATTTAGAATCTAATATTCTTAATACTTCTAGTCCTTCATCACTCTGTAAAAAGGACGCCAATATAAATAAAGGATCCTCTCCATAAGGAACTGTAAGTAATTTATTTTTGTTTCCTTTTATGTTATAATAAACATCTTTTTTGTTTTTCAATACTAATAAATTTTCACTAAAAAACTTGGCACATTTATTTTGAAGTTTCAATAAAGGATCATTAACAGCTTCCATAAAGTCTTCAGAATATCTTTTAGCAAACATTCTTACATCTCTTTTTAATTCGGCTGAAGTCATTCTTTCTATATTTAGCCCTATTGTTACTCTTGCAATTGTCTCAAGCATTTCAATATCTAAATCCTTAGCAATTAATTGAGCCTCTAATGATAAATCTAAATTTTCCACTTCAAGTGAAGCATCATGTTCTCTATTTACCTCTACAAACTCCTGTCCATTAGCTGGATGATGATGCAAAAACTCTTGCAATATTTGATTGGTTTTAGGGACACTTAAAAAGCCGTCCTCAAAAATAATAGGCTCTAATATAACATTACCATCTTGCTCATCTTCAAAAATGCTTTTTTGATTTCTTGCATAACGAAGAGATCTATTAACCCCTGTTGTTTCGTCAAAATATAATAATGATTTTCTTTTTGTATTCCTTGATGGAATAGTGTAGCTCAAAGGAGCTTTTTCTCTGGTAAGTTTGTAACTTTTATCTACAAAAGTTTCTTTCTTTTTTTTCATTTGATTTAAATTTAAATTAATTAAAAAAGATTAGGGCCACTAAAATAAGCAGCCCATAATCCTTATACTCTGTATCTTAGTTAGTAAAGATAAAGAAGTTGTTTGCACCTAAAGTACATAAAGCTCTCTCTGATAAGAAATTAACTTCCATAGCGTCTAAGCTAGAAGTAGCTGCTCCACCAGCAGAACCTGTAATCCATGTTTTGTAACGTCTATCTTCAGTTTCTGAAGCTCGGTAACGAACATGCAAGAATGGTCTCTTAGCATTTTTGCCAAGTACTTGATCATATACAGTTGTAGAACCTGCAGGTACTAAAATACCATTTATTGCTCCACCACCTATATCACCTCGCATAGTTGGATCATTAAGGTATTTCCAGTCAGACTTGTAAAAGTCATAACCTCTACGGAATCCTGTAAATCCTAAATTAAGGGCCATTTCAGCGTCATTGTCAAATAGACCATAAGAAGTACCATTAACATTATTGCCTTGAGCAGAACCATTAAGTTGCGCTAACATGTCATCAACGTCAAATCCAAATTGTCTGTTTAAGAAAATTACGTTTTCTTCAATTGATCCTTGCTTGTCTAATCTCTGAATGATTGCATCAAAGTCCGCAAGAGTTGTAGGGTTACCACCACTCCAAACATTTCCTCTGTCTTCAACAACATAGAAAAGTCCTTCTGAACCTTTGTTACCCACTCCACTAGCAATACCTTCAACAATTGCAGCTGCACCAGAACCAGGTGCTGCTGGAACTGCTTCAACCATAGCTGTTTCTAGGTAATCTTCAAAACGAAGTCTAGTTTCATGCTCTGATTTTAAGTACCACAAGAAACCTGTTGCACCATTTTCAGTTGTTACTTCAATCCATCCAATTTGAGCCATGTCAGAACCAGATACTGCGTAACGGTCTTTAATGATAATTGGTGAATTTTCAAAAATGAAGTCATCAGCTTCTAGCTGACCTTCCATTCCGATAGCTCCTTTTTGGAACTCTGAACCATAAATAAACAATGAACATTGTACTCCTGCTGCCATTGCCTGGCCTGCTGCTTCATAGTATGCTACATCAATAGTTGCGTTAGCTGTATCAACGGCTGTAACAATAGCTTTGTTACTGTTTGTTGAATTTAAAGAACTATCTGATAACATAACTGTCTGACCAACTCTGATTGCAATACTACCTGTACCAGGTACTAAAGCATCTCCGATAGTTAGAACAGCTACTGCTGCTCCTGCTGCTGCAGCTGAAGTTACATCTGTATATTTAGTGTGTAGTCTTCCTTGCTCCGCCCATTTAATAAGGTCAGAGTTAGAAGGCATTTCAGCGCCTACCATTCTTAAGAATGATGCTACTGTTCTGTTTCCATATCTTTCAAATTCTTTTTCATAAGTATCAGGTAAATACTGATTTAAGAAATCAAAATTTGCGATATAATTTGTCTGTAATAAGACCTGTTCCGAACTTGGTTGTAAGTCAAACCCAGGTACATTTTCTACTGGCATAATTTTAAATTTTTAAGTTTTTATTTATTCTTTTTGCTTCTAATCTTCAATCCTCTTCCACTTGTATCAGAGACTTGTCTTGCTTTAAATCCAGTGTCGCCTATTGCTTGAGGTGTTTGCCTTACATTCATGTTGATGTTTTTACTTTTCTTCGAAACATCTCCAATAGCATCTGCCTTGCCTTGCTCATAAAAATACTGAGCAAATTTTTCAGGATTCATAGCAGCACTTAATGCTTTATGCCATCCTGAAGCGTCTTTAATTAAACCGTCTTCACCTACATAATTTTTTACAAAATTATTAAGGTCTTTCTGTTTAGCCTTCATCTCTAAAGTGTCACCATATGCGTACGATATTTTTTTATCTCCTACATTGAACTCAAAACCTTTGAACTCGGAATCAAAAACTTTATCAGTTTGCTTCAAAAAGTAATCATTCTTTCTTTGGTTAGCTTCTTGGGTGGTTTTAGATTGATTAAGAAATTCCTTATACTTTTCTAATTCGTTTAAAGTTTCTTTTGGAATAGAGCTCCCACTTGACTCAAGAGGAACTGAATAGTTTTCCTTCAGATCGTTTAAATATTTTTTAGCTTTAGAAACTTCTCGTTTTTTTGCAATATTCTTTTTCTTTATATCTTTTTCATCATCAAGATCTTCATCAAATCCGAATTTATCATTCATCAAATATTGAATATCTTCATTATCTAAATCAGATTCAGTTAAAGAATAGTACTCTTTTAAAAGTTGTTCATCTGAAATTTCATCGTAATTTTTATTTACTTTGACAAAATCATTAAAACCCCTTCCTGTTTTCTTTTTAAAATCCAAATATTTAGACACTTCTTCAGGTAAAGACTCTGTGTTTTCTTTTTGAGAAAACAAGTCATCAACAGAATTTATGTCTTTATTATATCTATTTTTAATATATGAAAGAACGTCTTCGTCTTTTATAGTTGGACTTTCAACTTCCGACTCAATGTCGGTATTTTGTTCTGCAGTTTGCTTTTCAGCAACTTCCGCAGTAGTCTCTTTATTAGAATTATCTTCTTGAGACAATTCTTGTTCATGTTTTTTTAGTAGTTTTTCCTCTACTTCCTGTACAGATTTTTCTGCAATTGGATTTACTTCACTTACTTTAATTTCCATTTGATTTAATTTTTACAAAGTTACTATTATATTTAATTATTATTTTAAGCTTATCTAGGCTCAAACTCCGCTAAGTCAAAACCATCTAAACTATCTTCATTAGACTCAAAAGTAACAGGAGGTAAATTGTTTTTACGCTGTTCTATTAATTTTGATTGCTCTGTGTTAGCTTGTGATATTCTTTTTGATTTGGCCTCTTCTCTTTGATCTTCTCTATTTTTCAAACCTTCTTGTTGAACTCCTTGAATTTGCATTTGCAAATCAAATTCTAACTTCATCAGTTGAGATTTTATTGCAGCTTCGCCTTTCATTTTTTCTACACTATAATTGGCTTTTGCTTGTTCAATTTGCATAGCAGCTTGAGTTTCCATTTGCAATTTTTGCATAGCAGTCTGAGCAGCCATTTGTTGAGATTGCATATTAATTTGTGATTGTTGTTGAGCCGCTGCCGCTTTTGCTTGGCGTTCTTGGTCTTGTTTAGCCTTTCTTCTAATCTTAAGCATTTGGTTTGCAAGTTTGATATTTTTTATTTCCCTAATATCAATTGCATCTTCTAAATTTATATCTTCTTTTGAAAGCGCCATTTGTATATTTTGCTCCAATAATCTTTGCTGCTCTTCATCTGGAGTTATTTCAATAAAAATTCCGAAATCGCTTAAGTATAATTTAGAAATTTCATTTAATATTCCGACATTAAACTTCCCCACTTGGTTTACAAATTCTTCTCTGAACTCGGAGTATTCTAATAAATCAGCAATTCTTGTAGATAATGCTGTGCATAGTCTTTCACTTTGACCTATACCTGCATCTAAAATATGTCTTGTTGCAGTGTTGCTGCTTAATGCTGCAAGCTTTTGTAGCCCTACCAATGAATAGCTATCAGGAGTGGCTCCATCTCTTGCTTCATTTAAGCCAGTTACATCTCTTAGCATTTGCATATAATGATTATATGTGCCTACTAAACTTTGAATCTTACCTTGACCAGAATTGCTATTTAGCTGTTGAATAGGAACTTTAGCTTGATTGAAATCTCCATCTTGTGTATAGCTTCTTCCAATAACACTACCCGTTTGAAAAAACATTCTCAATGCATCTTCAGGGTTATATGCTTGACCTGTTCCTAAGTCTACTTCATTTAATCCATCCGCATCAATAAAAACCCCGTCAGGAACTACTCTTGAAATTACTTGTTGTAATTTTAAATGAGTGATTTGAATTAAATCTGCAAAGGTAATCATTCTTCTTACTAAAGACTCTAAAACTCCTTTATACATTCTTGGAGCTGCAGCTATAAATTCAGGATACACTTCTTGAGAAGCAGAAGCTGGCCTAGCCATGTTTTCTGCCATTTCCCATTTTAATAAAATGTTTGTTCCCATAACCATAACTCCCTCATACCATACATCAATAGTTTTAGTTATTTTCTCAAAATTACCTTCCTCTTGCATTTCGACTGTTGGATCAAAAGTGTCTTCTTTTTCTATTACTTTTTCAGCTCCTACTGAATTTGTTTTTTTCTTGTAAGTAAAAGTGTTTGTCGTTTTGTAATTAAAAAATAAAACAGTTGCACTGTCTTTGCTAAATAAACTATTGTTATAATATTGAGCAGTGTTATTATAGTCATACCAGCTTTGACTGTATTTAGATATTTCATCCATATCTGCTCTAGTCAAGCTAGTATCTATTTTTTTCAACTCAATGATAGGAAGAGTTTTAATTTCTCCCCAATAAAAACAATCTTGAAAATAAGGATCTTCAGTATAGCTATAAACAACATTGGCCGGATCAACATAATCTATTTTAATTCCAGCTCCAGGTAAAAAAGAATGCTTACACATAGAAACTCCAAGAACCATCTGATCATAATATAATCTTTTTTGTAAATCATAGTACCTGTTTTCAGCTAAAACCGTATTAATTGCTTCTTCTTCAGCTATTTCAATAGCTGGTTTGTATTTTAATTGCATGTGCAAAGTCAGCTCTTCATCAGTCTCTGGAATTTCTTCCTCGCTCATAGCAAAAGTATTTATTCCTAAACCCTGTTGAACTTGTTTCATGACAGGTTTAGCTAACATGTTTTTCTCTAATGTAGACTGATACTCACTTCTTCGATCTGTAGACATGGCGTCTTGAGCATATGCCCTGACTTTGAACAACCTATCAGCCATTCCATTTACAACTATATCTACAAATTTTGGAATAATAGGAACGGGAGTCCAATCTAAGTTTAAATAACTTAAATCGCCATCAATTGCTAATTCATTCTTGTATTTTTGAACTGACTGTTCTCCTCTGGCATATAGGCGTAATCTATGAAAATCAGCCCATTGATTGTAAAACCTGCTTTGACCTCCGTCTTTGCGAAACCATTCATATTGTATAGCTTGACCTATTTGTAATCCAAATTCGTATTTCTTTTTAACTGAATCTGATACAAACTGGCTTGGGAACCCTTGAGGGTTTATTGAGATTTTAACGTCCTCCATTTATCTTATAATTTGGCTATAACTTCCCTTATTGTCATATCTTGCAAAGTTAAGTTTTATTTTTGATTTATTTTTAATGGGCTGGTAAAGTGATTTCTGATTAGCCATTACTGCTAACCCTGAACTTATAGAGGCATCAAACTTTGTTCTGTTGTTAATATTAAACCTAGCCCAATCCTCTAGTGTTCTGGTAAAATACATTGAACCCATCACATCGGAATCTCTAAAGCTCCCCAAAAAATCTAATCCCACGTGTTGTTCTATGTAAGATTCAATTGCTGCCGCGTGAGCTTGTTTTATGTCTTCGCTTGAATTTGGTATGCCTCCTAATTCTTTTTCAGATCCAGATAATTTGTTGTAAACACGATCTGGTCTGTTCATAGAATAACCTCTATATCCTCTATTTTTAAAATGATACAATAACCGAGGTTTATTGTTTTCTATAAGTATAGGCATCCCATAAAACACACAAGCCATTAAAACATCTTCAAAAAATATTTCTGCTGTTTGCGGTCTAGCAATGTATTCTAAAAAAAATTCATTTGTAGGCCCCTCATCCATATGGAATTTAGTCATTCCGTGTAAAGCACCATTAGATCCTCCTCCTCCAACAACTCCTGATATATCATAACTGTCACATCCAAAGGCGCCCATATGCTCATTCCCTGGATAAGCTTTACCTTGCTTATATAGTTTTTTGTTTTGAAGCTGTTTGTTTGGAGTCCAAGTCACATAAAACCTACCTCTATCATTAGGAGAAAATATCACCTCTGTATCTTTAACTCCATTTTTCCAAGAAAAAGAACCTCGTGTAATAAATTGATCTTTAATTAAAGATTCATTATAATCTATTTGTTGATATATTTTTTGTAGATTAAATAAAGATTGTTTGCTTTCGTCTCTGAAAGCGTGTGATTCTGATCTAGGAAATTGTCTATAAAACTCATTTAAAGCATCTGCATCATTTTTTAATGACTCCACTTCGTTTTCCCAATAATCAATAGCTCCTTGAGTTATTATATCTTTATATACATCAATAGTTTTATCTTTGGGAGCATAAAATACTGGCATGCCGTACACATCAATAAAACCTTCCATATTCCATTCCATGGGTATAAACAATGAATATAAACCGCTTTTGGTTTGACCGTTGGCGTTTCTATTATTTATATCAGAATCATAAAATAATTTTTTAAAAGAATCACCTCCTTTTTCTAATGAGTTCGATGTACTACCCATCATACATTTTCCTATCACCTTACTACCTAATCTTAAACAAGTTTTTGTAACTCTCCAGTTGTTAAGAATGTTATTTGGCCTTTCCCATTTTCCTGATTCATCATGAACTAAAAGTTTAAGCTTTTCTCCATCATAACTATTATCTCCTGTATTCTTCCAATCAATAGTCGTATCTAATCCTTCAACTAAATCAACTTCTTCGGAATACATATTTTTCTTAGTAATCTTTGAGGCGGGAACCCTAAATGCCAATTCAGTTTTTGGCTTGTCCATTCCATCTTGAACGGGTTTAAAGAAAAAGGGATAATTATTTGATATAGGAACAACTTTATCTGTAAACATTTTTTTAGCATCCGCCCCGGTTTTAGATAATATTCCAATTCTTGAATCTTTAGATATTGTTGCTATATTAGCACACTCTTCACTTCCCATATAAGAAAATCCTGAACGCCTAATTTTTAAATAACATATTCCAAAAGAACGAGAATCAGCTTTACAAGCTTCCCAATACAAATAGAACAACCTATTGGCTTCTCTAAAATTTGGGTATCCAACATCAATTTTAGTCCATTGTAAATACATATAATGAGATCCAGTAATGTAAGTTTTAATGCCATTGTTGTAAAACCAAAAACCTTCTTCTCTTCTGTCAAATTCTTTTTCTATATAATCAACCCATGTGTTTTTAAAAGATGATGGCGCTTCGTGCCATTGAAAAATTGATTGAATTTTTTTAAGCTGTTTGGAGTACTCAAATCTTTCCCAATATTGATTTTTCTGGCTAGAGTCTCTTTTGTGTATTTTTGAAGGAGCTTTAGGCAAGGCAATTTTAAGTCCGTTAATTGAAACTATATTTTCAATTTGACCTGATTTTGAAATTACAACTACATCATATTTTTCATTATATCCATAGCCCCATGATTTAGCTTTGTTTTTTACGCTAATCACACTTTTGGGAATAATATCTTTTAATTCCTTATATAAATTATGTTGATCTTCTTTCTGCAAAACCTCTTAATGTTGTGTCTTTTTTATTTTCTACTTCTTCCCCTAATAATTCTTTTTCAGCTTCTATTCTGGTTAATATTTCAAAAGCATCAAATATTGCTAATTTTTTAGATGCTGCTGCATTTTTTAATCTATCTGCAGCAATATCAGGAGATAAATCATCTAAGTCTTTTTTTAATATACTTTCATTAGCAACTTTAATAAGCTCTTTAACTGCTTTTTTACCTGCTTTTATTATTTCTAATTTTAAATCTGTATTATTCATTATCAAAATTATAAAACATTACTAAAACAATTCTAGGCTTTATAAATCTATTAGGAAACTTACTATGAAAATAATTACAAGGATAAGATAAAAGCCTGTTTTCCTTAAACCCTATAACAGATTTTAAATCCCATAATTCTGAATTATTAGAATCTTCTGTCAAAAGTCTGTTAAATTCATCTTCGTTTAAGTCATTAGGAAATACATCTCCGTATTTTTTATGACTCCAAAAAGATGTTCCGGATAATCCTGAGTCTTCAGATTTAATATAAAAAACAACAGCTCTTTCCGGCTTTTGGTTTTCAATTATAGAGTCGTTATGAATTCTCCAATCATCGTCTTGATTTAACTTAGCTTCTCTAATAAAAGAAAGTATATTGTTTATTTTTTTACCTTCAATTTTTTCTAATTTTTTTAAAATAAAAGATTGTATTTTCTCTGGAGTTTCTTTAACCCAAAAAGATTTACCTGGAGTATCAATTTTATTAAAATTGCTAGAATGATTTAATAATTCTTCAAACAAATTATTCGGTAAAAAATCATCTTCTATATATATCATAATACTAGAGTTATATTGCTATCAAACATTCTATATAATTTTTCATTATCTACTTTAAATTCATATTCTGAATCAGGTTGAAATGAAACCTTATCTCCCTCTTTAATTCCTTGACTATTTAGGTATTTGTTTGAATATTTTACTATACCCATTAAGGGCTCTTCATCTTGATGTGTTTTCAAGTAAAAGTTTTTTTTAGGTATTGGCTTAATCATACAATATTTAGAATGAGAGTGCCACCCATCTTTATTTTTATACATGAAAAATTGATCAAATTCTATAAAAAACAAATCATCTTTAAAAAAACTTTTTCCGCTTTTTTCCCTTCCTTTCATGTCGTTATAATATTTAAAAACATTATGATGAACTAAAAGAGTATCGCCTATATTAATAGGCCCCGTGTAGTTAATTGGAGTTTCAACTACTATTGCATTTCTATTTGACGCAGTATGATCTTCTTTAGAGGTGCTGGTAATTAAATCAATATTTCCAATCTTCTTTGTGTTATCATACCTTTTGTCATTGAATGGTTTTACAATGAAATAAAAAGGTGACTTCATTCAAAGTTGATATTATACTCTATTGATATTGGCATGTTTTGATTAAATTCTTTCCATAAAAAAACTTCTTGAGAAGAGTTTTCTACCCAAATTTTTATAGATTCATTATCATGCTTTATTAAATGTATGTGATATCTTGAACCAAGTACTTCTTGGTTTACTATATAGTGCATTGCACTAGACTTGTAGTCCGCGCCTATTGAAATTTTTCTTATGTCCATTGTTATTAAATTTTATTTTCATATTAATTGTAGTTAGGAATTATTTGCGTAATTACATTTCCACTTGAGTCAATACCTAACTCATATTCTGCATTTTTTGTTAATTCGAAATTGAATGCTGTGGGGTTTCCGCCTCCTGACGTATTAAGTCTCTTTATGTATTTAGCTCCTGCAGAGTTTGATAACGGAGTTGTCAATCCTGCATCACTATAAAATCTCTGTACTGCCATTGGATAAGGTTCTGCTGCATAAGCATTAATTGTTGTAGAATTGCTTGACGTGGTTGAAACGTTATAAGGGTAGCCAAAGTTTGTTCCATCATATAAGGTGTCTATATTTATATCAACCGAAAAATTAAAATTATTTTGAATGCTAAAGCAGCTGCCTCCTGTAGATTTCAAAGCACCGACTATAATCCTATATTCCCCTACTTCATCAAAGCAAAAAATCCTACTAGCATTCATATTACTATTTAAGAAATTACTAGAAACAAGTGATCCACACCCTCCAAAACCACCCGGTGCTGTAGGACATGAAGGGCTTTTATATAACCCTAATGGCTGTGACGCACTTTGAATGTGATATCCATGATTTGTACTATTACTCATTACAACTCCTGCCATGTTGGTAGCATTCGCCCAGTTTTGTGTGGAATCAGCTCTTGTTTGTATTACAATTCCAGCTGCTATTCCGTCTCCTGATTGATTTGAAGATATATTCATATTGACTTCTATGAAAAAAGCCCCTTGTGTTTGAGATGTTTGAAATTGATTACCATAGTTATCAGCAGAGTATTGAGGATTACTTGGACAAAAGTCCGTTACTGTGCTTCCGTCTAGTGTAGTTGGAACTGTAAATGATGATCCTGTAACCGAAGAAGCCCCGGTTTGTAAATTTACTAGGTCTTGTGTAGCCCATACTGCCTGAGCCATTTCTAAGAATAGCGTAGCATTTTGAAATGGTAAAAAACTTAAATCAGACACAGGATTAACAACTTGTGTTGGCCATACCTGTGTTGGCCCCTGGTATATTTTAGAGACATTATTCGTGCCTACTTTTATGTTACCAACTAAAGGTGTAATCCCATTTACTTTAAAATCTGAGGCCATAAAATTATTTTAAATTATTACATACATAGTTGTTGCCACAGGATTTGTAATAGCAGTATACTCAGCCTGTGTTAAGGTAACAATCTCTACCACTGCAGATGTTGCTGCTGACACCGTATCAGAGCCTACTTTATTTGCAAAAATATTGTAATCAGTTTGACCTAAATAGCCATCTGAATTTCCACTAGCAATAGGAATTGAAATATCTGGCGTTGCCCCTCCTGAGGATGCTAATGGAGCTGATGCCGTTACATTTGTTACTGTACCTGAATTTGATGTATATCCTGAGGGGTTAGTTGAGTCGTATGGGATAAATCCTAAAGCATTCGTTACATCCCCACTTGTTAAGTTTAAGGAACCACTTAATGTTATTTCTGGTGTATTTGGATCGTTATCACTTGTGATGCTAAGTCCTGCAACAGTACCTGTTGCTAATACATCAGTAACTGTTCCGCCTCCTGAAGAAGCGCCCGTAATTGTAACTCTTTTTATACCGCCCCCTTGATCGGTAATAACTGTACTTACATTTCCTGCTCCAACAAATTCAAGAGTATTACCATTATCAACTGTCTCTTGATTTCCACCGTCACCTAAAATTTCAAAGTCATAATTGTTTAAAGTAGGGAAATTTACTAAGTTTCCAAGTCCATTTACATATTCATTTGCATTTCCATCAAAGGAAAGTTCTAAAGTTCCATTTGATGTTATTGTATTTCCTGAGGTTGCATTTCCGTCTGAAGACAATTCAATGCTAGTAATTCCACCGCCTCCGCCTGAACCATTGGATGCTGCAGTTATTCTACCTTGAGCATCTACAGTTATGTCTGCGTTTGTATAACTTCCTGCTGTTACTGCTGTATCTTCTAGAGTAATAGTTACACCTAGTGGTGATGCTGCAACATCTGTATCGATACCTGTTCCACCTGACACTAAAAGTGTACTTCCACTGTTAACTGGCACAGGGTTTGTAGTTCCCGTATCTGCCCCTAAATTAAGAACAAAAGAACCGCCTCCGCCTCCACCTGAAATTGGGTTAGTTGATGATCCGCTTCCTGTGTTAATTTGAACTACACCATTATTTACGAATAATCCACCTGTGGGAATTCCTCCTGCTTGTGCAGCGGCTTCATTAGTGTAAGCAAAATTTGAAATGGTAGGTAGCAAAACTCTAGGTACTTGTGTTACCCCGCCACCTCTTGTTACGCCACCTTCTGTTATAAGAAGGCCGTTAATATCATTTTGAGTACCAACACCTACTGCAAATTTAGTGAATCCTAAACCTAAAGTAAAGTTTGTATTTGGATAAGCAGTATTGTCATTTCTAAATCCTATAGCTAAACTTCCGTCTGTTCCATGAAGATTTCCACCCAACATAAAAGAATTATTAGCTGGATTACCTTGAGAGTCTACAGTCGGCCCCTCGTTGTTTTCTCCAAAAGCAAACATTGAATCTGCTCCTGAAACTACATTTGAATATCCTAAAACAAATCCGTTTTGCTCAGTGGTAACTTGATTTTGACCACCTGCAATAAAACTTGAATAAGAATTAGTTAAGGTGTTTGTATTTCCAATAATTGCAGATTGAACTGGCAATGCTAATGCTTGGTTTACTGATATAGTATTAAAAGTTCCTAAAACATAAGAACTTTGAACATTTCCTGTTATTGAATTGGATTTTCCCGCAACAATAGAAGATTCTGTTGTAGAAGATGTAGAGTTAGATACTCCAATATTTAAATTATAAGTTCCGTCTGCACCATTACTTCCTATACTATTAGGATTCGTTGTTCCTAATAATATGTTATTTCTAGATATAGTCGCTGTTGGAGCTCCAGTTCCTGAATTTTCTCCATTAATCCATAAACCTTTATTTATTCTTACTCCTCCATTTGAAAAATGAGCTTGGTATTGGGTTCTGTTGGTTAAATTACCAGAACCAATAACACTTCCATTTCCAGCTCCTAAATATAATCTGTTATTTTGTGTGCTAGTCCCGACAGATAAATCATTACCAACTACTACCGCTCCAAGTTTCCCTGAAATAGTAAGATCGTTACCAAGTGCAATACTTTTTCTGCCGACTCCACCTGCTGTATTAGTTATTGTTATTTGTTCTCCAATTGCTCCTGAACTACCCGATATGCTATTTTGATTTCCAATAGCAAAATTACCGCTCCCTGGATTTGTGGCTGCCGTATCGTTTACAACATTGTTAGCTCCTAAAGAAATATGACCAACTCCTGCGTCTTCAGCCACTCTAGAACTATATCCTATTGCGGCAGAACCAACTGAATTAGAAACTGTTCCATTTCCAATTGCTATTGAATTAATTGCTGTACTTAATCCCGCTAACATTGCGATTGAATTTAATCCATCTGCTTGAGCGTTAATTCCTATTGCTACCGCACTCTCAGCTGTTGCTTGTGCATTAGTTCCCATTGCAATTGAATATACATTTGAAACAGAAGCGTTTCTTCCAATTGATACGCCAGCTACTGAGCTTGCCGATGCAGTTGAATTATTTCCAATAACTATTGATTGATCTCCGTATGAAGTAGATGCATTTCCTAAAATGTAAGATTTTTTGGCTCCAGTTATACTGTTTTCAAATCCAATTGAAATTGAATATTCTGATGTCACATCTGTAGGATCATCTTGTACTATATTTCTATATCCAATACTTCCAGCATAGGGGGAGTTATATATTTGCCCTT